ACCATCACGCTGGCTGTCCAGAATTCCGCTTCCTGCATCGTCAGCACCTTGTCCCTGACTGCCTTCCGCAGGTACTTTGGCACCTTGATTTCCAGTGACTTCGCCATTTTTCAGCCCCTGCCAGTGATTGAACAACATCGTCGCCATGCCCTGATCAATTCGCATCAGGCGCTGCAGCAGTTCAGGCGACGCATTGGGGGAGTGATTCAGCAGTCCGCGCGCCGTAGCGACTTGGCGCTCGTTCGGCCCGCCGTCCTCGGGCGCCGGTAGCGCCGGCAAGGGAAGCAGAGTCTGACCGGGAGGAAGTTCTGTGCGCCCCTGGTCATAGGTAGTTCCTGTCGGGGTCTGATCTGCAAGGCCCCTGTTCGGCGCCATCGGAGACGCCGGAATGTACTCGCCGGAGATCCCACCGCCGCCGCCCGGGCCGGCGCCAACATCGCCGGCAGGGATGGCATTGTCTGGCAGTTCATCGCCTTTCTTGCCAGACAGCCGGTCCTTGGCCATCTGTCCGGCTTTGAAGCCACCGGCCATCAACGTAGTTTGCAGGATGGTGGGAGCGGCAACTTCGCGCAGCGACTCGCCCCAATCTGCGGGTGATGTGAAGCTGCGAACCGGCGCCTTCGACATACCGGCCTCGACCTCGGCGTTGTGCTGCCCCATCTGCGTGATGGTCTCGGTCGAGAGTTCGCCACCGTAGAGCGCACCCATCTTCGAGGCAAAGCGGGTAGCGATGTTTTTCCCGAACAGTTTTCCGATGGCGCCCTTGACCGGCGCCGTCAAGATGCCGAATCCCAGCGCATTGCCGGCCGCCTCCGGTACGGCCTCCCACAGGCCATAGTCACGGATCACGCGCGAAAGCTCGGCCTGCCGGGCAGAGAATGCCTCGGGCGATACCGGCTTTCCGGTCGCCTTGATGGCTTCCTCGTTGGCTGCATCGTGCAGATCCCGCACGAATTGGTTTGTCGCCATGTTGTAGGCGGCCTTGCCACTGGCGGCCATGCCCGCGGTGTAGCCTGCAACAGTTCCGACAGCGGGAGTACCAACCACGCTCCCGGCAACCCCTGCCGGTATGCCGGCACCAAGGCCGGCGCCAGCACCAGCCACCGAGAACCCAAGGCTCGGGCCAAGGCTGTTGATGTCCTGCTTGGTCATGCCCGGAATGATCGTCTTGGTCTGCGCGTCGCCTGGCTGTGAAACGGCCTTCGATCGCTCGCGAGCACGCTCGATAAGCGCATCCTTCCAGTCCCACGTCTTGTAGGGCTCGTCGCCCTCGATGGCGGATGCCACGGCGGCAGGCGTGTGATAAACCACGGCGTCCCACACGTTGCGGCCGAGAGCGGACAAGGTATCGCCGGCACCCATCGAGGCCGGCGCCGGCTGCGTAGCCGCTTGATCCGGCTCGAACGCCACGAGTTTGTAGTCGGTTGCCGGCTGATCGGGGAATTTGGCGCGGACGGGATCAACCTTGAAGTCGGAATCAACCGCGAGCGGGATTCGCTCCATACCTTGAGCCATGTGCATTCCTTCGGGAGTGATTCGACCGGTCGCCAGGACGGCGGAACCGGAAAAGAAAAAACCCGCCTCGAATGGGCGGGTTTCCTATGGGCGCGACTGGCCCGACGGCGCTACTTTACGCCGGAGCTTCGGACGCTGCAAGTACCCTTTCCAGATAGGCGCGCGTCTCCGGATAACTTGGGGACTTACCGGCAGCGACAAGCGCCCCTTGCGTAGATCCTCCGTTGTAATGCGCCACCGCGGCGGCCACGTTGCCGCGATACTGCTTAATCAGGTCTGCAAGGTATCGGCCAGCGCCCTTGATCGCGGATGCCGGGTTCGTGCTATCGACCCCGTAGGCCTTCGCGGTTTCCGGCATGAACTGCATTACGCCGGCCGCGCCTTTCTTGCTCACCTGGTCGTTGTTCGATTTCTCACCGGCGTTCTTGATGGCCAGCAGAAGCTTGGGGGGAATGCCGGATTCCTGCGCTGCCGATACCACGATCTGGTCAAGCTCGGGTGAGTTGTACGGTACGGCCTCGGCTTTCTGCATGCCACCACTGATCTTTCCACTGCCCTCTCGGGGAGCAACCTGACCTTTGCTCATCAGCGCAGAAAACGGCGTCATCGGCTTTGCGGGTTGTGGCGCCGGTTGACCACCAGCATCTGGAAGCACCTGCCCAGCATCAGAGCCTCCCAGCACATAGGTACGGCCGTTGTGCGTGACGGCGGGAACCTTAACTTGCTTCCCGCCGACCTCGATCGTTGCCATTCCGGTAGCTCCCTTGTCGGCTATCTCGGCCAGCATTGCCGGCGGTAGCGTTGGGTTCTTCATGAAAAGGCGCTCGGCCACTACCGCCTTGGCTGTGGCCTCCGGCGACCAGTTCCATTTCCCCGTCGCCTGGTCGAAGTTACCGCTGCGCTCGAGCAGCATTCGGCGCGCGTCGTCCAGCACCGGCCCGGCCTCCTTCACATCGAATTGCCCGGCTTGCCGTGGCGCAAATGTCTGGCCAGTGCTCGGCACCACCAGCGTCTGATCCTTGCCGACAGCAACCGGCTTGTTCAAGGCCTCCTGCGCATCGGCCTGTGCCTTGTAGAGAATTTCGGCGCGCTTCTGTTCGATCTCGGCGATGCGCTTCGGATCACGCAGCGCCATCAGGTACTCCGAGACGCGCTCCTTTGGCACCGGAATATCGCGAGTATTCCCGGTGCCGTCGTTGACCGTGAAAACGTAGGAGCCATCATCGGCGCGCTTGAACTGGTCGATGGTATTGCCGTCCGCGACATAGCGGTTGTAGGCATCCACAAAGCCCGAGATATTCCCCGTCGACCGGTAAACACGATCGGCACGGTCATTGGCTCGCGCGAGAAGTGCGTCACGGTTCTGCGTCATCTGGTTGTAGTAGCCGGTGGCCAGGTCTGGACGGTTCAGGCGAATTGAGGCCTCGTACATATTCTTCGACATCGCGAACATTTTTTCCTCGTCGCGCATGTCCTTGGTGTTTTTCATTCCCGCCATAGCCGCTGAGCGGATCTGGCCGATCACGCCTTCCTCTTCCCGACCCTTGGCCAGACCATGCAACTGTGCCGCTTTGTCGGCGTGCCCGAACTTGGTGTAGACGTCCGCCTGATTACGGAATTTCTGTGCATCAATCTGTTCCTGCGTGAATGGCTGCTCCTGCACCTTGCCGCCCATCTTGTAGCTGGTGGTGGTCCTTGGCGCAAACGTCGGCTGCATACCTACAGGAGCTTCGCTCTCACCATCGGTCGGCGTGTTCAGTTGCGCCTGCGCCTGCTCTGTCGGCTGGCCGCTCTTGTCCAAATACTTCGGCAGGTACTGCCCGGTGTCGGCGTCGTAGACCATGCCTTCCTGATTCGGCGTTGTGTCGGTCAGCGACGTGTTGGCGATCGTCTCCGGCTTCACGTCGGCGGCCTTGGCCATGCCGATCTGAAGGCCCACTTTGTTACCCAGGTTGTAGGCCGAATCGAAGTTCTGGAAGAACTCTCCCCATGGATTGCGCTTGCTCATGATCTCAGTCCCTCCGCTGCATGCCAACTCGGCTTTCCATCTTGTCCATGCGGTCAGCCAGGCTCTTGATGCCGGCCAGCGCCAGACCGTTCATGCTCACGAGGTCGATCTTGTCGCCGCCCGGTGCCGCGCGGTCGCCGAACTCGCGATTGACGTCCTCGGCGTAGGGTCCGATGTGCTCGCCGCCATCCCCCTCGCCTTCCTTGTACCGCCACGCTTCGACGGGAATGCGCTGCAGGCCCTTGGTGATCAGTTCGGCGCTAACTGGCGTCTTGTCGGTCTTGGCTTTTTTGCTGCTCTTGAACGCCGTATAGAGTGACGCCGCCCCGCCGAGCATTGAGCCGATGCCGCCCATAGAGCTTGGGCTATTCTGTTCGGCGTTGTAGGCGCTGGTCTGCATGCCGAGCATGTTTCCGATACCGCTGATTCGCATGCCTTGGCCTTGCATGGTCAGACCGGCCGCTGCGGTAGTACCGTTGGTCATAGTGTTGCCAACGGTGGTCGAGTTGTTGACCGCACTGTTTCCAGACTGATTCGCCGAACTGTAGGCGCCAGTCGAGGCGCCAGGCATGCCGCGATACAAGCCGGCGACGTCTAGCTTCTTGGCGGTGCCCAGCGCGATCTCCTTGTCGCGTGCCGTCGTCGCCGCGCCGGCAGTGTTGGCCGCTTGTTGAACGGTCATTGCACCAGTGGCGGCTACCGGCGTCATGCCGTAGCGTTTTCCCTGCCGTATCGTCTGGTTGAGCGCCCTCGTGAATCCGCCCTGAGAGTCGGCTACCGCGCGATCAACCTTCTCCTGCTGCTTCGCCTCTGTTCCCGAGGCCATCGCATCGGCGTTGAGCGCGTCCTCTACCGGCCGCGCCCTCGTCTTCCAGTAGTCGTAATACTCGTCGCCCTGCTGTTGCGCAGACTTCATCATGCCCGTTTGGGCCTCGATGATCGGCTGCGCTATCTCCATGTTTCGGTTGTATTGGCGCGTCGATTCCGCCAGGACGCGATCCGCCTGATCAGCGGCGATCTGCGCGGCTTCTTCCGATGCCTGCGCCATCGGCGTGTAGTCGGGTGCAGCAGAACCGCCGCTGTCTCCACCGAGATCCAAGTAGTACCGGCGCCGGCCGTCCGCCCCGTATCCGTCCCTATTCCGTAGCATGGCTGATACCCCCAAGACTGTTGATGTACTCGTTCAAGTCACTGCGTTGCGACCGCAGGCGCAATTCCGGACCGACCTCGGCAGCCCATTCCCGACCACCGCACAGCAGCGCCACCATCAGCACCACATCGGCAATGCTGTAGCGGATCACATGCGCAATTTCAATGGCTCGATGATTCATTTCCTTGCTGCGCTCCATCTTGTTCGCGGCCATCCAGTTGATGATGCCCGTCGCCGTCACCGGCAGCAGATCGTTGGCGAATGACTGAAAGAACGGATTGCGCGGAATCTCGACGGCCAGCAACCAGAATGCCTCGTTGATGTCTTTCTCGGATACCTGAACGTCGCGATCCACAAGGTTGTCCCAGACATCGGCTACACGCGCCACAGCCAGCACATAATCCACTGCGGCGGCATTGCCCTTGAAGGCGTAGAGCATGTAGGAACGATCATCCATGGCGGAACAGGGTGCCACGCATGGCGCGGCGCTCATCCCTGCAGCACCGTAAGGATTTCATTTAGTTTCGCCGCGCATTGTGCCGCAGTCGCCGTCGAGACGTCGAGCGGAACAATCCTTACGCCGCGCTGGCCGGCGATGACCTCGAGCCGCTCTTTGACCACTTCATCGAACCCCCTGCGCTCGGGGTCATTGACTGGAGGAACCCTTGGAATCGAACGGATCTTCATGCCTGTGCCAACGATTTCGGCGTCTGTCCAAGCTCGATCGACTTGATCTTGCACTGGCTTTGTACTCGCACGGAAACCGTGTCCTCCTTGTATCCGGATGGCAGGCGGAACACCTTGTTGTCCCGAACAGTGCGGGAAGCCTTCAACTCGCCACCCGCATAAAACTGAAAGTTGACCGTGTTCTCCGGTGGAGCATCGGGCGGTGTTTCGATGTCGGACCCGTTGAAGGCGATCGTGTTGTAGCGCGCCGCACCCCACGCTCCGTGCACACTGCCGGCCGCGATCAACGCCGCATTAGATGCCGTCACGGCTGCAATCTCGGCCGCTACCGCTACCGCCTGTGCAGGATCGATCGCCTGAACGAAGGTGATCTTGGCCGCGCCAAGGTTCTGCGGCGCCGGCAAAACGATCTCTTTCGATTTCCAATCCTGCGCCAGCGAATACCCGTCGACCGGATCGAACTCGTAAATGTCGACCCCGTTGGCGTAGTACAGGTGCCCGTTGGTCATGTCGCCGTGGATCTCGGTCGCGTCGAAATGGGCTTCCGTCAGGTATTGATCGTCTCCGTTCAGGTTGAAGATCAGCGCGCGATGCGTCCCGTCGACCTCGTGCATCACATACAGGCGCCGCTCGACCATGGCGGACACCATCGTTTCCGGCGACAGTAGCTTGAACTCGCGTTCCGTGAAGTAGGGGATCGACCAGGTGGTAGCGCCACCCGAGCTCACCCCGATGATCCCGCCCTGAGAGGCATAGATCACAATATCACCAATTGACGTTACCGACCGTTTCGAAACGCATGGGAGTGATTCCTTCCAGCTTGATCCGGACATTTGACCAGGATCGACGCCCTGGATGATGTATGGCCATGAAGTCGTCGCCAGCACCACACCGGACCCGAAGCACTCGGCGCCGACGATCGGGTAGTCGGCCTGCATCTGATACTCGGGCGGCCAGGCATGCGGCTGATCGGGCTCGCTCAAGTAGAGCCGGTTCCCCACCCATCCCCCCATCGATCCGGACGGAAGCGCGAAAAGCCCCGTCAAGCCGACAGGCGGCATGTCCCATGTGGAGGAAATCAGTTCATCGCCTGGGATCTGCCCATCGGTCAGGGTGTCGTTGTAGGCGGTCGCGCTCGCCCAGGCCGCGCCGCCATCCTGCTGATCGGCAACAAGCTGCCACTGGCCGGTTGTGCCGGTCGTCCGGTACAACCGCTTGTAGAAGGTGCCAGGGAAGGCCGCCTTGCGCGCCCAGGTCGTCTCCGCCGAGTAGTCGCCGGCCACCTTGAACTTCTTGCTGCTGGTAATGTCCGTGATCGTCAGCGTCTCGTAGGCAATCACCACTTGCTCACCGACGCGCAGGAAGTGATCTACCGTATCAGTGAATTCCGTCTTGCTCGATGCGTAGGCGCCGATAACGATCCCGCTGCTTGGCGGGGACGCGTCCATGCCGGTGATCGCCCAGGTAGCGTCGACCTTGCCGTTCTTCAGGGTAGAGAGTGGCGATACCGCCCCCTCGAATTCCACCGTATCCCAGGCCGCGTAGAAAGTGTAGCCGTAATACCGGTCGACCAGAGTCGCGCTGACGCCCCCCGACGTATTGACGGTCGGCGCCGTGACAGGTTTCGGGGTGCCCAGCGTATAGGCGGTATGCGGGTAGTCGTTGCCGGATCCTGATTTTGCATCGGAAACAGTTGTGATCCTCGGTTCACCGTCGCCGGTGAATGCCCATCGCCCGGTACCGTACAGGGTCGTCTTGACCACGTCGACATCGTAGGCCCATGCCATCCAGGCATAGACCCCCGCATCCTCAATGCGATGGATGGCCATAAGTGGACCGGCCTTGGCGCTTGTGTATCTGTTTGCTCCGGCATTGAACGGCTCCAACTCTCCCGACGATAGCCTGCAGTTGATGGCGATCTGCGCAGCGTTGTCGGGTATCAGCCGCTCAGAGGACCGAGGGATGATTCCGCCGAATTGAGTGATCCGGATTGCGCCCAAGATCAGACTCCTATATTCAAACGATAAGAGCAGAAATGCAGAAACTTCATTGTTTTGGCACTTCCGCCTTTATCTCGTCGATCCGCGCCAGTAGAGCAGTGAAGGATTCAGCGCCATCGTATGGAGTCCTCGCTCGCAGCGCGCGGAGTTCATCGACAATCGCTCCGATCTGAACAGAAATACCTATTTCCTCGATGTACCGCTTGCGGCGCTCGGTCGTGTAGTGAAGTGTCTCGCTCATGGCTTACTCCGCGTAGAGGGCCGGCGCGGCGATGCGTTGCGCCTTGGTGTTGAGGGTCTTGATGCGGCATAGCATCGACGTACCTGAAGGCTGCGCAGAAACATCGGCTCTCCCCTTGATGATCGAGTAGGCCCCGTCGTAGCTTGCTAGGTTAGTCACCGTGCAGTCGGTATAGGTGGTGCCGCCGTCTCGGCTCAGTTCGATGGTCAGGTCCGTGCCAAGCACCGCGCTTCCGGAGTCGTCTTTCCACAGGCAGTACGCATCCATGTAGGCCGGCGCTGCTGATACTGATGTTGCAGCCGGAGGAATCAGAGTCATGTTCGGTGGAGTGACCGACTCCATCATCTCGACCTCTATGATTTCGTGCGCCGTCGAAATATAGGCACCAAGGTTCAGACGGTACTTGTTGTAGGCTGTTGAGTTGCTGAACTGATAGGTGTTCTTCTGGTTCTGAGGCCACGATGCGATTCCGCTTCGAGTGTCAAGCACTACCCAGGTCGATCCGTTCCACCCTTCAAACGTCCAGGCTGAAGGCCCGCGATCTGCCGCAATGGAAGCCGCCTTGATGGTGTACTGCGTAATCGTCTTGGGGCTACCCCAATCATAGGCAATCCATTCGCCCGCTGATCCAGTGGGTTGCCAGTACGTCGCCGCCGATTTATCGAAAGCCTTCCAGCTAACAAGGGTTCCGTTAACGTCCGTACTACGCGTCACCGTCCCCGAAGGCGTCGTGGTGCTGGACATGGTGGGGATTTGATCCGCAGAGTAGCCGCCGTTGTTGTTGTAATACCCCAACGTGCCGGGAGCGTTGTACGTCTCGCTGGTGCTGGTAGCGCCCCACTCGTCGGTAGCCAACTCCCATTGCTTGCCCTGCACCAGAGCCCCTGTAGCGATTGCCGAGGCCAGCATCAGCCTGATGTTTGTCAGAGCAATCTGATCCCTGGCAATAACATCAGTGATAGGAGGAAGCACAACCGCCGTCCCATCCCTCTTGATGATCTCGACATGGACGGCAGAACTTCCATCCTTGCTCACCGTCACCACATCGCCGGCCGCACAGGTGTAACTGACTCCACCCGGAAGCGGGTTGTTCGTCGCGTGATACGTCAGCGGCCAGGCGCCGACCGCGAACAACGACACCCGCTGGCCGGCGTTGATCGTCCAGGCCGATGTCGCCGTGGTTCCGGTGACGCGCGGCATGTTCCCGGTCGCCGCCGTCAGGTCGACTGTTGCTGCGCTGGCAATGTCGGCACCGGCCGCGAAGTCGAGCCGGCCCGTCATCGCGCCACCTGTCAGCGCCAGGTAAAGCGTGTCAAAGTAGGTCTTGATGGTCGCCTTGATGTTCGCCCAGGTGATTTTCGCCAGCGCATTCGAGGCCGAGGCATCGACAAATCCAACCGTATCCGCATCGGCAATCGCCGCCGCGCTTACCCCGACGATCTGCGGCGCCACCGCATAATCCGCCATCGCCTCGGCGCAGGGCCGGCACTCGATCACATCGCCAATCGCCCACGACACCGCCTTAGTGCGGACCACCGTCAGGTTGTCGCCGGATACTCCGGTGATCTTGCAGGTTTCCGTGGTTCCGGCACCGTTCTCGAAGGTCACATAGCTGTGATTCGTACCAACGGCGAAGTCGGCGCCCTTGCCTGCCGTCACTGGAACCGTAGTCACCCCGACACCGACAATGCCGGTCAGCTTTGCGGAGGCGTTGAGAGCGATATACATGGCTTATCCCTTGGCCGTGCCACCACCCAGGCGGGCGGCGAACTGATTGATGAACTGCGTCGACCGCGCGGACAGCACATGCTCGTCGTCGCGCGCCTCGGCCATACCGACGATGTAATCCGCAACTGCCTCGGTGATGGTGTCGGGCAGGCCGGTATCTTCGTCGATGGTGTAGGGCCCAGGAACCTTGACGTACAGGGTTTCGAGGATCTGCCCGTTGGCGGAAGGCGGATAGACATAGAAGCTCACCGGGTTGTCACCAGCCGCCCACTGTTGCGCCGCCGCGGCCGTCGCACTGGCCCAGGCGGGCATGAAGGCGTCGAGCGCCGCCCGATCGAATTGCGTCAGCGCCGCACCGCCCTTGATCCCGATCACTCGAATTAGGGCATGCGCGTTGTCGAAGGAAAGCGATTGCTTTGCGCCGGGTACGCAAGTGAGATCCGCGCGGGTATAGAGCCAATCCGGTTTGATGTTTGGCAAGGACCGCAGGCAGCCGTTTCCGTACTCAAGCAGATCGGCGTCCGAATACCGATAGGTCGCCTCAGTATCATTGAGGACGGTGCGCGCAATAGCGATCGCAGCGGAAATCTTGAAGCCCATCAATTAACTCCCAAAGGTTGATCTATAAGTTTCAGCGTTTTCCACTGACCCTTGCTCAGCCCGCGGTCATCGTTGTAGATGTCAGTCATTGCCTGGTTCTTGTGACCAAGCAGTACCATGGTGTTGATGCCCTGCGCCCGGTACAGACGTTCAGACAGCGAGCGACACTCGTGCAGCGACACCGGCAGACCGTCCGTACATGCCGGGGTCGATTCTTCCCGCGCCTCTTCGAAGCGGGCCGACAGCGACGCCTCGACGAGCTGCTTGCCGTTGTGCTTCCGAAGCATGAACTCGGTCCCAGTCGCATAGCCCCGGCAGGCATCGATTGCCTGCTCCAGCGTGGTGTCGATCGCGTTCAGTTTCAAGGCCAGCGGCAGCGCCAAGCGCGCACCGGTCTTGGCCTGCTCGATATGAAGGTGGTCATCCCAGACGTCGGCGAAGCGCATCTTGCACAGATCCGAGCGGCGCTGCCCGGTAACCAAGGCAAGCACCAGCATCCGCGACACCCACGGCGGCATGCGCTCTTGGGCGTGCGCCCGGATCGCCAGCCAGGCCTCGATCGTCAGCCGGTGACGCTGCACTTTGACATGCGGCGCCTTGATCTGCGCCGCCGGGTTGCGGTCGATCCAGCCATAGCTGACCGCCTCGTTGAACACGTCCTTGGATTCCATCAATACGCGCTTGGCGGTCTGTGGACGCTTCTCGGCCAGGCGATTGACCATCCCCGCGACTTCATGCGGCCGGATCGCGGAAATCACCCTGGCGCCCAGGCTGGCCATCAGGTGGGTCAGTGCCGAATATCGGTTTGCCTTGGTCTTGTACGACAGCGGCCGGGCCTCGATTATCTCGCGGTAGGTTTCGACCCACTGGCCAAGGGTCCGGTATCGCGGTGATACCAGGCCCAACGTGGAGGCCAGCAGACTAAAATTGCGCGACATGTGCAGAGGGGATTAAATATCGGTCAGGCTCGCGCCGCGCAGTTTGATAACGCCTGCCGCCGCAGCCTTGAGATACGCCCGCGAGTAGCAGATGATTCCGGTACAGTTCGCCGGAATCTTGACCGGAGGCGCTACAAACACGCCCTTGGTCGGGTGCAGCGTCGGGAAGCCGGTCTTGCTGTAGCTCGATCCGACTTGCAGGATTTTTGACCCGCTGACGTAGATTTCGACGTAGCCCGCCATGAAGACGCCCGCCGCAGCCATTGCCGCATCCAGTTCGTACTCATAGGCGAATTCAATCTCGTCGCCTGCGGCTACGTTAGGAACGCGCTTCCATGTCGCTGTTCCGTCTGCGGTCGTCGCACCAATCGTCTCGTCGAACGTCGGCGCAGATCCTGCCGTGGTGCCATTCGCCACGCAGACATAGCGGTTGCTGTTGTAGACGCGAGACGCACCAAGTTGATACGCCTGACTCCGCGCCATCGCCGCGAGGCTGATGTTCCACTGTGCATAGACGGCGTGACCGTCCGTCGATCCTGAAACAGCGGCAGCAGTGAATGCGGCCCAATTCCCGCCGTTGCCGTCAGTCGGCGCGACGATAGACCCGACGATGGTATCGCTACCCCATGTGCCGAGCGTGCCACAGCCCCATCCATCCGGGCCGACGCCCGTCAGCGAACCGGATACGCTGAATCCGTTGGTGCCGGAAACGTCGCCGCCGCCGGTCGTGGCATAGGCCGCGCCGTTGTAGATCAGGTTCGCGGATGCGTTCGTGTCGAATCTCGGCAGGGTTTGGGCGATGAAACCCATCTGCGACAGGGTGTCGCCGAGCTTGTACCCGGCCAACATCGAACCCTGCGGCGCCTGGTGCGTGCCGTCGTAGAGGATCGTCGCGCCGGGATAGGTGTTGCTGCCGGTGCTGATCGCAGCGAACCCGTCCCACACATGAACGCCGGGGACGATGGACAGCGACTTGATGTAGTTGTTGACCGTATCGAGCGCCTGCAACTCTGCCGTAGTGTTGATAACGCTGTTCGGCCACACCGTCCCGACGATGACGACGATCTTCGCAGCCAATGCCTTCGATACCATCTGCCCGATGTTAGAGATAGTGTCGGCAGCGGACACCCCCGCATTCGGGTCGTTCGCACCGGCAAAGATGGACACGATAGCAGGACTCTTTGCGATAACTTCTGCGTCGAACCGGGCAAGAATCTCGCCGGATTTCTGGCCGACGTACCCGCCGTTGTGGATGATCCGCAGCGGCTTGAACGCCTTCTGCATGGCGTGCATGAAGAAAGAGACGTTTGTGGGGCCGTCCGTCTCAGCGCCTGCCGGTGTTGCAGACCATGCCGAGCCGTTACTGGTGTAATAGGTGTTGTCGGTCGTGTTGTAGTAGTGCGTCCCGGAGGCGAAGCGGGTGAAGTCTGTCGGCGCGGAAGCTGCCGAATAAACCGGCCCGCCGCACAACGAAGACAGGGAATCCCCGATCACGACCATCGTGTTTCCGATTCGCATCGGCAGGATGCCGCCGGGGACAGAAAGAACAATCCCCCCGGTGAGTTTGTCGGTATTCGCATAAACAGGAGGGCCGCTTGTTTCCGCGTACACGGTGAACACATCTGGATGCCCAAGGTAGTAGTCTAGGTCGAAGCCGCTGACTTCGTGGTACGAGCCGGCGGGCATCGGAACAACTTGGCCGCCAACCGTTTTTCCATTTGTGTCTACCAGAGCCTTGATGATTCGTGTGTGCATGTCAGTTCTCCGTGTCCGTCTAAGCTGTTCCGTACCTGG